GGAGCGGTAAGTCGACGTCGATTTTGCTGGGCAAGACGCTTACGTCGGTTACGCATTCGTCGAATGATTCCATTCTGAGAATAGGAGATGTATTTCCCGTATTTGTTGTTCTTAGGGGAATCATCAATTTCGTTTTCAAGGTCCCATTCCCAATTAGTCTCAGTGCGCTGAAAGTCTCGAGCACATCTTTGATCCTCAAGATCATCAGAGGTTCGGAGAGCCTTCCACACTTTACCAACTGCTTGAAGGTTCTTGCGCTTCATGTTGGAAATCGGAATAGTCGTGTAATATTGCCCGACATGCGAACAATTGACGTCTTCGGTTTCAGAAGGAGCGTATCCAATGACGCCTTCGCCCCAGGATGAGATACGGACAGTTGTCCAGAGGGGTTTATCACCACGGTGCAAGAAGGTGGAAGTAGGACAACTCTGATCATATCCGTACACCGCGCGGTTACGCTTCCCAAGCAAGAAGGTGCCGGTAAGTCGATCGGAACAGGCCGTCGGAGGGTTGGAATACGTGGGGGGGGACATCTCAGCCTCGACTTCAAGAAGTTCGAAGGGGTTTGGTTGATGTATGGGTGGGATCGTATGGGTCCGAAAACGCTGCTGAGCAGCGTTAAACTTGATCGCCTTATCTTCCTCGGTCGAGACACAGGATGTTAATTCAGTGATCCAAACGGGAAGAGGGACAACAGGTTCCGCCTTAGTTGGTGGTGGTTTGATAATTGGCGGGGGTTTGAAAAAGGGTTCTTGGATCGGCATCTCATCAAGAAAAGCACCGACAGCGCGAAGATGAATGCGCTCGGCTAGGCTTGACTGAGATGGTTCCAAAGGGTCAATTATCGGGGGGGAAGCTACCCAAAACTCCTGATCAACAGGAGGTAGGGGCCTATAGACTTCCAAATCGGCTTCAGTAAGGGTGAGTTCTGGGAGCGATTGATGGGGAATACCGGCCCATCCAGTAGTGATTCCTTGGCGGAACCACTGACGGGGTAGGTCGAGTTCAACACCTTCTCGATCGTTAGAAGTTACTTCATTGGAACGAAGCCACTCATCAAGGAGTGGCCGAAGAGTGCTCCAATTTTCTTCCTCGTCCTCCATTTTGTTTTCCTCAAGGAGTAGCTCGGATGGTGAAAAACGAGCTTGACTCAGGAATGCACTATCGTAATGATAATGCAACCAGTTGTCATCTTGAGTGCGCTCATGGGGAGGGGTATTTCGATA